CGTGGACGATCCAGTGTGGCCGCGCTAATAAATGCAATTACCAAGCATCTACTCGCGATATTTACCCAGACATATTCGCCAATTGGACGAAGAAAAACCCACCAACACCCAGCAACCCAAATGCCACGGCTGACGCTTATCTTCAGTCGGGACGTGGCTTTGCTATTGTCAAATGGCAAGGCAGCTATACCCAAGAAGTATTCAAAGACTTCTATTCTGATTTTACTTGTCCTAGTGTCCGTTTCAACATCACAAGCGAAGGGCAAACTCTAGGGTATTGGGAACGGCTGATAGAACCCGCCGCAAATATAAAAAAGGCCCGTGTACAAACAGGCTTAAAATTTAAAGGTCATGCTTGGCTACCGCCAAAGCTGCACCTACAGCATGGCATCTGGCCATATGTGAAAGAGCTATGGATTACTGAAGGCATCTTTGACGCCATGGCACTGACTGAGAACGGCTTACATGCCATTAGCAACATCACCGCCGGTAACTTCCCAGCGCACACCTTAGCGCAAATAAAAGCACGAATGGCAGAGCTTGGTAAGCCACTGCCCAAGCTTATCATAGCACTCGATAGCGACCATGCTGGACGCAAAGCCACTGACAAACTGGTGGCCACCGCACGCCAAAACGGCTGGGATGTCACCGCCGCACAGTCAAGTGAGTACAGCGACGGTGCAGACTGGAACGACCTACACAAAGCAGGAAAACTCACCAAGTCAGACCTTGAACGCTACCGCTTTTATGGTGAGCTGCTTATTGCTGAGACAGCAAAGGACAAGGCGCTACTGACGTACAACCAGTATGGCACCACTAGCTTTTATATGTTTTTCAACAGTTGCACCTACTGGGTAAAAGTAGACAGCGAGAGCTTTGATAAAGCCAAGCAAATGGATGCGGACAGCGAACCGACAGAGGATCTATTCAATACTGAAGAAGAATTAAAAGAAGCCGTACAGCTATGGCATGACGATCTAATGCAGTCTTGCATGACTGTCACCCAAATCATGAACTGTCAGCCACAAGCACTCTATTATCAGCAAAACCTTGTCACTGATGAGTCGTGGTATTTTTTTCGTATTCGCACACCACAAGGCGACACTAAAAATACCTTTACCGGTAGCCAACTGTCGGCCGCTGGTGAATTTAAAAAGCGCCTATTATCAGTCGCGCCTGGCGTCATCTATCAAGGCAATTCAAAGCAGTTAGATGTCATGTTGGGACGCATGATTAACGGCATCAAGACAGTAGAAACCATCGACTTTATCGGTTACAGCAAAGACCATCAGACTTACATTTTTAACGATATCGCTATTCGTCATGGTCAGAGCTACCCGCTCAATGCTGATGATTATTTTGACCTGCCAAATAATAAAAGCCTAAAGACACTCGCTGCCAGTCCAAATATCAGAATCGGTGACCGCCCCAAAGATCCAGCCAACTGGTTAGCGGACATCATATCTGGCTGGGGTGTGCAAGGCGTCATTAGTCTGGTCGGCTTCATGGGCAGCTTATTTGCCCAGCAAGTACGTGACCGTCAAAAGTCCTTTCCTTTTTTAGAAATCGTAGGTGAGCCTGGTACTGGTAAATCCACTCTACTTAGCTTTTTTTGGCGCTTGATAGGTCGTGACGGCTACGAGGGTATCGATCCTAACAAAACCACCAAAGCCGGTCGTCTGCGCTCATTATCACAAACCTCAAATATGCCTAGTGTCTTTATTGAGTCTGACCGTGATGGTGCCGGCACTGGTCGCAATAGTCAGTTCAATTGGGACGAACTAAAAAACCTATATGACGGCGGCACGATTGGCACACGCGGCGTCAAATCAGCCGGCAACGAAGTCTACGAGCCACCGTTTCGTGGCACTATCGTCATCAGTCAGAATTTGCCCGTGGTGGCGTCCAAGGCAGTGCTAAGCCGTATCTGCCACCTATTCTTTGCATTGGACAACCAGACCCGAGATTCTGAAGCAGCAGCCAGACGCATTGAGGCACTACAGACCGAAGATGTCAGTCATTTTTTAGTCGATATTCTCAAGATGGAAGACAAGATACTGCAGGTATTTTTTGATACCAAAATAGCGCATGAGAACTGGTTAAAAGACAGCGGTGTCAAAGCTTTTCGTGTTGCTCATTGCCACGCGCAGATACTCGCCATGTTTGATGCGATGAAACTGGTATTGCCAGATTTGCAACGCTTGGACGGGGCCGTAAAGCAGGAAGTATTCAATATGGCAACCGAGCGCGATCAGACGCTTGACACCGAGCATCCGCTCAATATCCAGTTCTTTGATGTACTCGAACGCTTGAATGCAGCGCCCAACGCAATCGAAGGTGCTGGTCATCATATTCGCCGCTTGCATATCAACCACAGCAAAGACCCCAATTTGTTGGCAATCAGTATGCCAGAGATATATCAGCTAGCAAACGAATACCGTTATGACCTACCGCCGCAAGCGGATATGCACAACGCGCTACGCCAGTCACGACAATTTAAGTTTGTCGCCGCAAACAAGGTCGTGGCATCAAAAATAGCAGGACGCTCAATGCGCTGCTGGGTGTTTGAAATGCCTAAAAACCTAAGCCTCACTTGATCAAAAAGGAACCCAAACCATGAATCTATTACTAGCAGGACTACAGACTGAAGAAGAGTATGCGCGTGAGCGAGCTGCTAAAAGCAAACAGCATAAAGAAGCGCTTACCAAGGTATTAAAAATGGCATTGGATGATTGCGGTGGCAGTCGTGTCTGTCGTGATTTTCTATTGTCGTTATATAACGGTCACGCTTACCCATTCAATATGAACGGCTTACGCAATCTAGATGGCGGATTATATGCGGCTTGCATCACGATAATGAATATCGATTGCAGACCGAATCCACCGTTTGAGATTCATAACTGGTTTATCAATGGCGATGAAATATTTGCAAGCCTTAAAGCCAGTCGCGCCGAATCGGATAAAGGAAAATAACTAATGGACTTAAACAAATTAATGCAAATGGCGATAGAACATCAGCAGCAGCAAGAAGCCTCAAAGCTACAGCACAACGCCACTTTTGAACTATTGGCTTTAACCTTTATCTGAACGATTCCACTTAGGCACAAAAAAACAGCCCTCACCATAATGAGGACTGTTTTAACAGATAATTTGAACCAAAAGCCCAAACCAAGAGCTTTTTAGTGGCTCATTAGTTACCAAACCAGATTTTTATTATAGCGTCAATTTAGCATAAAAGCTAGTTATATTAATACCTTAAGGTTTTCACACATACACTTTTACGCACAGGAGAACACCAAGTGGCCAGTATCGAACCACTCCGGACCAGTATTCGCATTATTTGGTATATGAACGGCGAAAAAGACAGCGAAACACTGCTAAACACACCGCCCACTGCTGCCAACAAAGCCAATGCTCAAAAAATAGCGGATATGGTAGAGCAACAGATTCAAATGGGTATATTTGACCGTGATGCCGTATTCCCAACGTCACCAAAGCGGCAAGCCTCGTACTTTGGCTACTATATCCCGATTTGGCAAAATGCCGAACAAAGCAAAGTCTCTCCTACGTCATGGGACACATATATTGGTAAAGTGGCCAATCATATAACGCCCTATTGGCAAAGTAAGCAGATCAGTAAGATTAGTGCTGAAGATGTGGAATATTGGGTTTATAAAGTATTGAGAGCTGAGCTGTCGCCCAAGACCATAGTCGATATATTAGGACTATGGCGCTCGATTTGGAGCTATTGGGCGCGTCATGAGAGGAACCCAAATGACCCCAGCCAATACATCAAGCTCAATAGCAAAGACCCAGCGGACATCGATCCATTTACCCGCGAAGAGATAGCACAAATCATAAATACCGAAACAGACGCGACTATGCGCAACCTATGGACTGTAATGCTTTGGTCTGGACTATCCAGTCATGAACTGATGCCATTAGCCATAGAAGATATTAACTTTAATAAATCAACGGCATACATCAAACGCGGCTTTGTCAAAGGCATTCATAAAGCCACCAAAAACCGTAGACGTAAACGCCAAATAGAACTGCTGCCCATCGTCGTAGACGCATTGGCCAATCAAGCAGAATTGGTAGCGAATCATAAAGCGC